CTCCATGAGAACCAGAACCATCTTCAAAAGATGCTTGATAATGGTCATCATCTCTGATAAGTATTCCAGAGTTTGCACCAGCATTTAAAATGCCACTTTCTGCTCTTACTACTTTTAAATTATCTGCATACTGTAAAAAGTTTGATGCAGAAAAGAATGTTTCAAATTGATTACCAGTTCCTTGTGGTTTACCAAATGTTTGTACCAATTGTTCTTCTGACGTAATAGTTGTCACAGAACCAACTGGGCCTTTTTCAAATGCGCCTGCAATTGCACCAATAGATGTTGCAACAGCTGGAACGACATTCGTTAAATCTATTTCCCTAACGTGAACGCCAGGTGAGACTAAAAATGACATGATTTTTGCTCCTTGTATGAGTGTTATTCTTTATTTACTTGTATTTATAAAAATTAAGTTTCTAAAAACTCCCTTTTATATGTTCCAAAACTTATAAATAATAATATGGAAACACATTATCAAAAGTATAAAGAAACTATCAAAAAGGTAGCTCGTAGGAACTACCGAAAACGTGTGCAATGGTTAAACAATAGTTTATCAGACCAATGTTGCACTCATTGTGGAGAAAGTGAAACAATATGTCTTAAACTCTACCCCCATGATATACAAATTCGTAAACAAGCAAAGAGAGTTGGTACTAGTGATGAAAGTAGAAAAGAGATTCACAAATTAATGAATGAATGTAAAGTTGTTTGTTCTAATTGTTGGATAAAACTTGACAACGACTTGATTGAATTTCTCTAGTAATACTTTCTCTTTGTTCGTTTGTGTATTTTGACCACATAGTTATTTCTTCAGTTGTTCTATAACAACCAATGCACACACTATCTATAAGTTTGCAGATTTTAACACATGGACTTTTAATCACCAATCGTTCTCATATGTTCTTACTATAGGACTCCATCTAGTACCATACTCATCTACCATTTCACCTATGTTTTCATCTTCTAAACCATTAACTACAAATCCAAAAGGAGCCATATCTTGTTCTAGTTGATCTTGGTTCTCTCTGTACATCTGTTCTCGTATATCGTTGTTAGTAAGTTCCTTAAAATAAGTTTGATCTGTACACCACGCAAAGATAAACAAACACGCAACCATATCATCATTACAACCATCATCTGCTTCAAATGATGAACCCTTTACAATAAAGGTAGACAGTTCGTTGATTGTATCAAAGTCTTCTATGATTATCTTGTTGTCTTCTACAAGTTGTTTTAGATTGGAACACCCTATACTTTTTACTGCCTTCGTTGTTCTCACACCTAATTGAGCTCTACCACCAGAGAATCCACCACCAAGTATTTGACCAGCACGACCTCTCATAGATGCCATAATCATATTATCGTATTCCATGTCGTAGTGCATTGCATTTGCAACTTGTTCTCCAATGTCATTGACTTCTATTAGAACAAACGATTGATTGTATGCTTTTGCAATTTGATGTATTCTTTGTGGAAACAATAAAGGTTTTATTTCGTTATCTCTGAACTTCGCAACAATACGATAAGGAACTGAAGTGACATCAAAAACAATAAACGCAGAGTAATCATTTGATGTTCCTCGTGCAACGTCAGCTGTTAAGATATATGTGTGTTCTGGTATTGGGTGTTCAAAGACATCAACACCAGCATTAGATTGTATAGGTTTCTTGTATGCAAGAACTCTTAGTTTTGATGGAGATATCAGAGTATCTATAGAACCTAGAAACTCACACTCAAACTCTGTGTTAAACTGTTGTTCACTTGTATTCGCAATAGTTTCTTTCTTCCATTTCTCATCTCGGCCTGGTACTTCTGACCAATGAACCTCGATAGGTATATAACTATTTCGTTTTTCCTCTGCATCTGTCCAGATTTTATAGAACATATTCATACCATGTGGGGTACTTACTATCATAACTTTTGTGGATTGACCAGAAGAAATCGTAGGATACACAGAACTAAAAAATTGTTCTGCAACATTTGATGGTACATAAGCAAACTCGTCTAAGAATATGATGTTGTAACTTCCACCCCTCACAGCACTCGCAGAGGTCGAGGAAGCAAGTATTTTAGACCCATTCTCTAGTTCCAGAGAACCTTTATTCCAAGACATAACTCCTTGTTGTAACCAATGAGGAAGATGTTCGTATGCAAGTTGTAGTCTACTTAACAAATCTCGTGCAGTCGCAGCCTTGTTTGCAAGTATGGCAATATTTACACTAGGGTTGAATAGTGAATAATGTAATAGATAAGATATCATAACAGTAGACTTACCAGACTGTCTGGGTAGTTTACATATAGTAAAACGATTATTGTGAAATGTACCAACCATCTCTTTTTGAAAGGGGTACATCTTAAATGGTATTAGTCCTTCATCAAGGGAAACAATCTTTACATAATTCTGTATAAAGTACAGAGGGTCTTCCATACATTTTGTATATTCAAGGAGTTGTTTCTTAGTCCAGTTCTGTTGTACGTTTGCTCTTTTGAGATTAGGATTACCAAGATAGGTCGCATCAGCCATCTGTCTTTCCTTTTAGCATCTTTTGGAGTTCAGCAGTCGAACCAACAAACAATGCGTTAGTAACATTCTTGGGTGCAGAATTAGGTACTTCTTTAAGTTTTCGCATTTTCTCTTGTAAGTCACCTAACTTCTCCGTTACCTCTGCTACTTGTTTAATAAGATTTCCAGCAACCTCGTATGCTCTTGGGTGTTCACCCTCTTTTGCAAGCTCCAGGATTCCCTCAATCGCTTGAGAACCTTTTTCAACAAGACCATAAAAGTTCTCTCGTTGATATTTATAGTCATTCTCTATATCGTCTTCATTACTATTAGGTTTAACAACAATCTGTTTAGGTGTTACTTTTTTCAATTCCGTTTCAACTGGGTCTAGTATCCCTAGAGCCTGGTCGATTATATTATCAGTATTGGTCATTATGATTTCTTTACGTCTGTTCCAGCTACTACATCATAATTTTTTGCATCTTCAAAGAAAGAACTTGTTTCATTAAATCCAAAATCATCATCTGCATCTGCACTAGCTGGAGTAGGTGCAACTGAATACCTTTGTTCTCTTGTAGGTTCAACAGCTGGTAGATTTGCATATTGATCAACTTGAACTGTTTTGATAACCTTAGATGAAGTAACAGGGCCATATAGATAAAATTTAGCAGTAAAATTTAATGTATAAATTATTGCTCGTCTTGCTGTAAAGTCTCCAGCATAGTTATCTTCATAACCTACACTATTTAAAATGATAGGAATATCTCTTTTAATTCCCATATCAGCCATATCATTGATTGTTAATGTATAATCTGGTTGAAAGAATGGAAGTATTTGTTCTATAATCTGTAATGCATCATCAGAGTTTTTTGCCATTGCAAATAATTCAATGTCCATATTATATGGAACAGGCATATACTGTGAGTCTAATTTGTTTGCATCTGCACTATCTGATTTTACTTTTTTAAATCTTTGTACTCGATTTAATTTTCGTGTAGCATCATATGTCAACGCACCTATTTCAAAACCTAATCTTGGTAAAGTTATTGCAGTTGAATTTGTTAAAGATGGGTCTGAATCTAAACGAGTCAAATACTTTTGTTTTGGCCCGTATGCAAGTGGTACTTTCATTGATTGTATTATTGATCCAGTATTATTCTTACGAACAATCTGTATATTATTAAACATAGTTCCAAACGCAACAATTACGTTTCTCACAGTTTCATGGTAAAATTGTTGACCTAACATTATATATTCTCCTTATTCATTATATTACCCGATAGTTCACAACAAGTGTTGAATCATCATCCATTTGAGCACCTGTTAGATTGGTTATTGATACTTTAAATGATCCAGCTGCAATAGTATGTATATTAATACCAACTGCTAAGCTTGAACTTGCCATCACAACTGATGTTGCAAGGCATTTATCAGTTGTAACTACAATATCTGCATGTATTGCATCGTCTGCTAAGTTAGCATTTAATGTAATAGTGTGTGATATTTTAGCATTATTTGATGTGACTGCACCAGCACTTGATGCAACATCAGAAGCTACTGCTGTATTTCCAGCACTTGCATCTAGTATATTTAATTCTGCTGCGGTTGCACTCAGAGCAGTTGTTCCATCATTTAATGCTCCATAGGTAATTGTACCAGTAGTAGTAATTGCACCAGAACCAACATCAATACTTGTAAATCCAGAAGTAATAGAACCAGAGTCTAATGCACCGACTGACACTAGGCCAGTTGCAGTTGTTATTGAATTTTGTGTTGCAGTAGAAACTGTACCAGCCAAGTTACCAGTTACGTTGCCTGTTAATGTACCAACAAAACCTGTAGCAGTTATTTTACCTGTACTTGGGTTGTATGTTAATGTTCCATCTGATTCTAGTCCAAGATTGCCACCATCAACATCTCCACCAGCAGTAAATATAATAGCGTTATTTTCGTTTGTACTTTCGTTATCTGTAATGGTAACTGTTGTTGCTAATGTTGCAAGTCCTACTGCAATATTAGCACTACCATCAAATGAGGTTCC